TCACTGTGCAGTCGTACTGGTTCGACCACTCTCTTGGGTCGTACTGGACGTACTGCCCACGCATCCGAATCAAAACTGCTTTGTCCTGGTACTTGCATAAGAGGTGTAAGAGTCCTTTGAATAAGTCTTTTACGCCTGTTTCTGCAAAGATCCTAGCGATGAGTTCGATCTTGCCTTGTGAGGCTTGCGTAAGGGCCGCTATGGCCGCAGCAGTCACGTTCTGTAGGATGTTAGGGTCAAGACCTTGCGAGGCCTCTGTAACGCCTGTGCGCTTAGCCTGAACCTGATCGAGGTACTCTAAAAGAGGAAAGGCTTGCTGACCGACAGGAGGTGTTGTAATCGGAACCAGTGCAGCAGGATTCTTCATCCTTACCACACCACCAGGCGTAACGCTTAAAAGATCATCGAGGTTGACCTGACCCTCGACAGCACCCATGCGGGTATTGTTTTGAAGGTAAAGGTTATCAAGCATCTGCCTCGTTACAGTCGTCTTGATAAGCTGGAGATCAACTGTACGATCAGCAGGGCAATCCCCAAAAAACCTGTGAGGAATCGGAATAGGACAGATGGTGTAGAACGGCACATAGTCGGTTTCCTCGTTGCTTAGGATTTCGTTACCCGAAAAATGCACCCGTCTTAGTTCTGCAATCCCATCACCGTCGTAGTCAGTCTTTAAGTAACACTCAAACACCTCAACCGTCTGCATGGACTTGTCGAGGCTTGGCTCCATGTAGGGTTGCTCGTCACGGTTGTACCTTGCGATGTACTCAGCACTAAACTCAAGGTCGTTGTAAACCGGCAGGTTCATCACGATCTCAGGATCGAACCCCATAGAAACAAGATCCGACCTCGTAATAAGTTTCCTGTGCGCGACAAAGGGCGTATCTCGAACAGTCTTTCCTGCCTTAGAGATCAAAAACTCTTCGGGAGGTACGTTCTCGACTTTGATCTTTCCGGCTTTGGTTTTCTTCATGAGCGCGACGTTATGAACACGCATGACTTGGCCGTCCATGTCTTGCTCAATCGTCTCTTGCGCTGCGATCTCCATCGTCCCGTCAGACATAAGCATGGCTAGCTCATCGTCTGTCAAATTCGCGTACTGTTCCTTTGTGACTGAAATCGAGTCGTCCCAGTAGGCTTTGATAACGCCGACCTTCTGAAGGATTGCGTCCTTGAACCAGTCGTGCATGATCGAGATGCCTGGGTTTTGCTTCATCAGCACCCAGTTGCAATATTCAGTGGCTTGCATGGCCATAGGCTCATCGCCTGGGCCTACAGGCTCGAATACGCCGATCTGGTCAGCAGAAGTGAAAAGACGCATGAGAGGCGGCAGCATCCCGTCAATAGCTTCTGCAACCTCTCCGGTTACGATCTGGCTGCGACCCTCTACCTCATTACCGTAGGGATCACGCATGTAGGCAGTGAGCGCGTTCTTACGCTGCTCGACCGTTTCGGTCTCCAAGAAACCTATCGCGTTATCAATCTCACCTTGGAGAATCGCCTTTAATCGTCCGTCATCCATTTAGACCACCCAAGATACGTTAGGTTTCAGCGGCTTAGACCAACTTGTTTGCTCTGACATACCAACCGCAAGATACCGAAATGCGTCAGAAGCGTGAGATGCCCAATCGTGAAGAGGCTTATCCCAGTAAACTTGACGCTTATCGTCGTATTGTCGCCGATAATTCCTTAGCGCGTCCACTCCGCGCTTTGTCTTGGAGTCGAACCAACAAAAGGGAATCAGCCTTCTCACGGCCTGTATCCCATCGTCAACACCCATTCTCGGCACAATCGTGATGTTTAGCCCTGCTTCTTGCAGGAGTTCTAGTCTCGATCTCCCCGAGCCTAGCTCTCTAACTTGTACGTCGTGAGGCAGTAACTGCTCGGCTAGTTCATAGTGATTTGTTCTCAGCCAGTTCACATACCAATCAAGCCCCTGACCGTGGTTCTCCACAAAGTCAATGAGTCGCGTTTCTAATCCAACTCTTTGACAAACCCAGATCGCAGTAGAGTCGCCTATGCCTAGATCCCAGGCGCAGTAAGTCTTAGCCAATCCGTCTACAGGGATGTCGTGGAACCTTTCAGACGGTAGCTCATTGAGAAGTTGTCCGTAGTAACTTCCTTCGATTGCTGAGTCAAAGGAACACTCAAACTCTTGCAGGTATTTGTCATCGCCCATTTCAGACTTAGCTGCGTCGAGTTCAGCCTGAGGGATAAGACCTGTTTCGGACGCTCGGAACTCAAGCAGTGCCCAATCGTTATGCTCTGACGCATGGTCTCTCAGACTCTTAAAGTGGTTGTTTCCCTTTGGGGTTCCGAGAAATAACGCCCATCCCATCCTGTCCGATAAGGCCGGACGAACCACTTCCGACCAAATTTTAGGGTTCTGGTCGCCGAATTCGTCGAATACAACCCCGTCAAAATACTGTCCTCTAAGAGAGTCTGGGTTATCAGACCCCGCAAGTTGGATGCGTCTGCCCCAGAAATCAACCCTAAGTTCCGCAATATTGGCAGTGGCGTTGAGGGGCTCGGTAAACTTGAGGAGGTAATCCCAGATGACTCGCTTGGTCTGGGAGTAGGTAGGCCCAATAAACGCATATCTTGGAGCCTCCTTGGTGTTTTCTATTGCTGCTCTAATGAGATGGTTGACCGCAGAAACCGATTTTCCGCATCTCCGATGAGCGACAACGACTCCGAATCGCTTGTCTGCAAGCGCATGGTGGATCTGAAGCTGTTGCGCTCGCGGTGCATACGGAATGACTATTCTTGTTGCGCCCATGTCACTTGTAAAGCAACTGGTTGGCCGTCCTGACCTGTTACCTCTGTTCTTGCCAACTTAGGTATGTGGTACTCGATAGCCCTCAAGTAAATATCGCAAGCCTTTTCTGGGCTTTTTTGTGCTACTTGGTCTAGCCACATAGCGAAATGAGGTGCGTTTAGTTCCGCCATCTTTGCAATGGCTTCCCTAACTGCCGCAGTGCTCTTGTTAGGCGCACCCTTTGGTCTACCTAATCCTGCGTTTGGAGGAATCCATTTGTTTTCCACTGTATTTTACTATCCTTCTGTTGTTACTGTGCAACACCTAGTAAGCCTGATCTCATAAGCTCTTCTTCGTCTATGACTACAGGCTTACCGTTTATCTCCATGATACGCACTTTAGATTCTTCGCCTGGGAATACAACGAAGTTAGATGTTCCTTTACCAGTACCGCGTGATCCTTGGTCGAGGTAGCGGATGCCAGGTATACCAGCTTCGCGCAATGCTCGCGCAGCCTCTCTTGGCCCTCCTTTCACGGCTTCAAGCATACCTAAAGCACCCCCGCCGGTTTCGATATTTGGCACTATTTGCGTTGCTTTAACAAAGTTAAGAAAATCTTTGGCAACAGGAGCAAATGGCCCTGAATCTGGTGATATGCCATAACCTAATTGCATGCTTTTTAATACGCCAGCAACGTGTTTGAGCGATGGAGACTTCTCTACAGAACTAGCATCTTTCAACAAATCATGCTTCGCCCAATCTGCAATCCCTGGCTGCTCAGCAAGCCCTCTAATTTTTTCCGCAGCAATTTTTGGTATGTCTTTAAGCTCATTTAACAAACCACTACTATTTAGCGCGTCCTGCACTGCTTTTGGCTGCTGACTTAGCGGCTTATCCCAATCTAGCATTTGGGCGATCTTCTCGTCGGGGATGTCTACTTTGTAAAGCGAGCCTTTGGTTTGAAGAGGCTTTGCAAAATCCCCGCTTTCTAAAAACATTAAGGTGTCTTGAAGCAATCTTTTCTGAGGGTGATTTGGTTCGTTTGATAATACAAACCGAACATCATCGGCGGCGTATTTTGGGTCTCCAGCTAAATTAGCTAGCCTTTGAGCATTTGCGTGAGCATTCAATCTTCCTTGATTTGCTAAATCACGATTTGCAAGGTTTCTTGCATAACCCTCAGCGACTTCAGGCGCTTCTGCAAAGTACAACCCATGCCCGTAAGCCTGAGCACCTTCGCCTGTGCCGATCTTGCTCGCATCAAACTTACTAAACTTGTGCGGAGAACCATGAAATACCGTAAGCGGACTTAGCAGGCTTCCAGCGCGTTGCGCATTTGCCATAGTAGACGCAGCAGCAAAAGGAAGCACAGACCCGTAAAGCTGACTAGCGACACTTGCTTGCTCGCCTAGTCTGTAAGCCTCAGACATCTTCTGAGCCTCTGGGTCCATCACCGAGTAAGTGGGCTGCCTGCCCGTAAACCCTAGTAATCCCTGCGCGATAGGACTTGTCTGACCGTACCCTGGCAGCGAACTTACGCCCCTCGGTAGTTGTTCAGGCAGCGGAGGAAGAAACTTCTCCTCATCTAGCAGTCCTTTTCTACGCTTCACTTTTTGTTCCTCGCCGAGATAGCCTTAGCCTTTGCTTTCGCATCAGCCTTGGAACTTGCACCCCACGCCTTTAGGCTTAGGAGCAGTCTGGTAGGGCTCCCATCGGGTTTTCTCTCCGGCCCTGGCATGTTACCCATTCGCGCAAGAAAAGACGCTCTACGCGGGTTATCGCCGCTTTTGACAGGAGCTTTTAAGTCAGACCCAGGATTCTCACGCTCGTAAGACTTCCGGCCTTTCTCGTTAAGACCACCTTTGGCGTTCTTGCCTTCCTTACGAGTCCAGGCGGCAGTCATTTCTTAGCCGTTTTAGCTGATTCTTTGAAAGCCTTAGCCGTTGGCGCACCAGGACTCCCAGGCTTACGCATCTTCTCTGGAGTCTTGCCAGCAGCCTTTTGCTTGGCTATGCGTTCACGCTTGGCGTGAATATTTGCGTACAAGCCTTTCATTTCTTCTTGACCTTAGCTTCAGAAAGCGCAATCGCGAGGGCTTGCTTAGGGTTAGTCACGGTCGGACCTTTCTTGCTTCCAGAGTGCAACTTACCCTTGTTGTACTCAGTCATCACCTTGGAGATCTTCTTCTCCGCTTTCGTTTTCTTCACTTTTCCACTCCATACAAGATTTCTCAGGCGCACACATAAAGTTCCACTCGTGGCAGTACCCGACACCTTCAGGTAGACAATCCTGCATGTCCATGTCGAAATATCCACAATTCTCGCAGCGCCTCTCTTGAGCTTGGCTTGCAGAGATACGCCACTTTGCACCTAGATCGCGCCAGAATTGAGTATCGCCCTCTCGTTCAGGGCCGTACATTGCCTTCTCTTTTGCGATTGCCTTGTTCTCTTCGTTCAAAGCCTCGTCTTGCGTTGGAAGTGGACAACTCTCGTCCTTTTCTTCCTTTATGACAATCATTACCTTCGGGGAAAGCAAGCCTTTCATTTCTTAGCCTTTTGTGGTTGTAAAGGAATGCCTACTTTCCGGTCGTACCTAATGGGTACAGGAGGCACTTTTAGCTTGTAGGGAGACGGTAATGTCTTGCTATCCCTGGTTCGTTTTTCCACAGCCATGCTGCTGCCTCCTTGATGTTCTTGGAGTCGTCCTTCCCCACACTTTGACTTCCTGCGTGATGAACGTAACTCCTTGAAACAAAATGCTTAAAGTCACATACCGTAAGTGTATGACAAAACACGTTGTCTGAAAACCAGTTGATGGGAGGAAACCTAACCGCTTGGAAGGCTTCCTTGGTCACATAAGCAAAGATCGGCGCAATCACACCCGTTTCTTTGATCGTCTGTTCTTCTGCCCACTTTAACCCGTGTCTTGCACCACCCTCGAACCGGATGTTCTGGGCTTCCAAGATGTAATCCGACCTTGCCCCCAAAACACCGATCTTATGCCCTGCCTTTTGTAGATGCTCGGCATCCTCAAGAATGAGCCTATACGAGTCTGGAGTTAGACAGATGTCGTCGTTGGCGATGATGACTGCATCGTGGTATTGGAATGCGTCATCCATGATCCGGTTGTAG